GAACTTTTATTTCTATCAGATACTCTAGATGTAGAGTCTCCTCTTCTATCAACTTGCGTTTGAATAGCTCTAGCTTCTCTCATGTTTTGTGAAGCTGCTCTATCTCTTGCATCTCTACCACCATAACTTCTAGCATCAAAGTAATCAGCTAAAGTTCTAGATCTTCCAAAATCGGATTGTTGTATTCTTTGATTTAAACCTCTAATACCTTCAAGGCCACCTCTACCTATATTTTTTAAAAAACCATATCCTGGTACAGCTATGCTCATTATTAAATCAAGAATACCACCTGACTTTTTTTGACCTGTTAATGAATCTACTTGTTCAACATCCTCTTCATTAGCTACACCATAAGAAGGTGTTATACCTCCAAGGTCACTTAAAGCAGGTGACATATTACTTGGAAAAATAGTTTGAGTTCCACTGTCATAACGAGGCTGACCCATAGAACCTATTTCAAGTCCTTTTCCTAAATAGTTTTGATTAGGTCCAATACCTATAGACCCTGTCATTGGCCCATCACCTAAATAATTTAAGTTAGGTCCTATTCCTAAAGACTCTAAACCTTGCATACCTTTTCCTAGATAGTTTTGATTTGGACCGAATTGTCCTATTTGAAAACCTGTGTCTGAAGGCAGGTAACTACTTTGTAATAAATAATTTAATTGATCTTCGTCCATTATCTTCGTCCGTCCGGTTTTGCATCCAGTCTAAGAGTACCATAACGCCAGGTTTCTCCGACTGCATCATTTTCTATTTTAAGTGCTACTAGTCTTGCTCTTGCACGAGTATCTACCTTATCAGTAGATGAGCTAACTGTAAAGGGTCCAAGTGGAGAACTTACAGCTGTGCCATTAGGGTAATCATTTAGAAGTAAAGTAATTTTTGAGTTTCCTTCTAATACCTGAAAATCAGGTATAAATCTTTTAACTGACATGATATATTCACCATCTCCTCTAAAGTCTGCAACACCTGTTTGAGTTCCTAAAGCACTTGATCTACTTGCTATATCATAATCACCTGATTGAATAAAAGCATCAATAGAAGTTGTACCCGATGAATTTATTTGATCGGTTCCGGTTTCATGAGCATAGTAAATGGATGCACCATAAGTTGCTGTTATACCTTGAATTGGAAAATTAGGTAGAGAGGTCGAATTGTATTCCGTTGCATAAGGCAAATCAAAAAGTCCTTGATCTACATAACTAGTTCTAGCTAATGATGAGGTAGTCCAAACTTTTTCTGCGTAATTATACACTACACATCTATTAATTTGAGTAGATCCAAACTCGGCATAAAACCAATTAATTTCATTATACAAAGTATTATGCTCTGCATAAACCAATTGATTTGAACTTTGGTTGATTCCTAAATTATCCCCTGTTGTGCTAAATACAAAGTCTTCAACCTCACAAGGAATAGATTTTACAGTACCATCATACGCAAAAAATCCACCTTCCCCTGACATCCAAAACACAATACCATTAGAATAACTAAGTGCATTTTGTCCAATCAATCCACAGTTAGTACCAACTTGTCTAACTGAAAAAGTAAATGGTGGTCCAACAAATTGAATTACATATGCTGATGTATCTGTTAAAACCAAAGTATAATCTTTACCAGATACAGCTCCAATAATTTCGTTACCTTTATCTAATCTAAACGTCCCTGCAGTATTAGTTGCTGTTGGTTGATATACGTTAAAATTTTCTTGGTCACTAAATCTAATAAACATTGGATCTTGTGTTGTATTATCTCCAATTGTAGTTTCCGTTCCAAAATGAAATACATGTCTATCTCTATCAGATACTTGAGTTAATCTTGTTTTAGTAGGAGCACCAGACATAACGGTTGCTCTGTTTGCTCTAGGAGTTGCTGCTCCTGCGTTCCATGTAAATGTTTTACCATTATGTATTGTTGCAACAAGTATTTGACCAAAATTATCTAAAGACCATAAACCTGGATCTAAAGTTACATCACTAGTTGCACTTGCTGTTCCCCATGTGCTTGAGCTCCATGTATCTGTACCCCAACCTAAACCTGCAGTTTGAAAAGTTGGACCAACAATTTCATATGGATCAATTTGTGCAGAGCCTGTTCCAGAAGTTGAACCTGCTGAATTAGAAGGCATAATAATTTCAAAACTATTTGCTGCTAAATTTGTAGATTGTACTTCAAAGGTGTTACCTGTAAAATCACTTATTGCATAACCTGAGCCTGATGGGACGGTAACAGATGAAAATGTTATGTATCTTCCAGCTAATAATCCATGTGCTGTTTTATTAACAGTAACTGTTGCAGATCCTGACGTTGCATCAAAGGTAGCTCCAGTTATAACATCATTATCTATAGGAGAAATGTCAAAAAATTCTCCACTGTAATATAAAAATAAACCTTGTGAGGTTCCTATTGCTACGTATTTTTCACCATTTATAGCAGCGAACGCATGTTGCGCTCTTGCTACACCTGGTAATGTATTATTAGAATTAGTAAGTTGTGACCAACCCCCTATTTTTTCAGGCAGTCCGTATCTAAATCTAACAAAATCGCCATCGATCCATCGACTTTCGGCTCCTGATTCTGTAACCATTTTGTCAAAACCGGGTTTAAAATTAAGTTTTTGTAGCATGTTTTCATTCTACTTTATCAAGTATTAAATTCCAAGCATAATATTATAGAGGAGACAGTGAAAGGTATGTGGTGGATCACTGTCTCCACCATAATATACTACCTTTTAAATCAAGATAAAAGTCTTTAATTTAGTATATTTAGAGTCTTTTACATTCTGATCCGTGGTATTTTATTTCTTTATTTTGACCTAAAATATCCGCAAAAAAATATATTAAAGTTAATCTATCTTCATCAGTGTTTTCTTCTACAAATTTTTGAGCAGCATGTGAAGAATAAGAATCAAAAATTATTATCCTGTTAAACATGGATTTAATATGTATCGTTTCAATATATGCATCATTATTTTCTTTTAAAAATTTATTTTCGCTTTTGGTTTTTCCTAAAGAATAAGCCTTTACCTTTTCATCTAAATTTTTTGTTTCTGGAAATATTGTTTTTGGTTTAAATATTGATGTTCCACAAAATTCATGGTGAGATAAGTATATTATAGCGGTGAAAGAAAAAGGTATATCTCTATGTATCCAACCTTTATTTTTATAATTACTGGATATTTTTTGAAAATATCCCTCTGCTGAAAATTTCATAGTATCCCAATTATTAGGAAACATAAGACTTAAAATTTTTTCTCCAGTTCTTTCAAAAAGATTATGATCAAATTCATGTATTGGGTCTGATCTTTCACCGGGCCATCTTCCAGTAGTGCTTGGAGTATATTTTAAAGAACTAGCATATTTTTTCACAGCATAAGGATTTTTAAAAAAATCATCAAATACTAAAGTTGGTATTAACATTTATATTCAAACTTTAAATTACCTGCAATAGTTTCACTATTAGATAAAGGTTTAACATGGTGAGTTAAAAAACTAGGAAAAATAATTATTTGATTATTTTTAAGTTGTGGTTCAAATTTAGTTTTGTAAATAAATTCATCTTTCCAGCTATATTGAGATATAAAATAATGTGAAGCTAAAAAAACTGTGTTACTAGAATTTACTTTTTTATAAATTACGAAAGAAAATTGAGCTCCAGGATGTAGGTGTTCTTCTTGGTAATCTTTATGTTTATAAACATTTTTCCATATCTCTATTAAAGAGATATTATATTCTGATCTAATTTCTTCATTTAAAATAGAAACTATAGTATCTAATAAATACCGTAAAGATTCATCAGTAAGCATGTTTTTATCATGAAAATTTGAATCAGTTTTAGATAACCAAGTTTTTTGTAATTTATAGTCTGTTTTAAATTTTATTTTATTAACATCTATATTACCTATAAAAACAGGTATACTAAATAAATCAATTTTCATTTACTTTTTCTTTTAAACTCCGAAGGTAAACCTATATGAGGTCTCGTATCATAAATAGTGTCTATTGCATTTTTTGTATTCACATCTTTGTAATGTAAAAAAACTTGACCACATTTTTCACCTTTAAATTCATCTCTCCAATGTTCTATTTTTTCTCCCTCATACACCAATATATCACCTGGCTTTGTTATAATTTTAATTTTCTTTTTGTCTTTAAGATAAATAGGCCATTCATCTCCCCCTAAATTTATAGTTGCTGATATTTGACACGCATTTCTATCTTTGTGTTTTTTAAGATAAGATCCTTTTCTGTATAATCTAGCGTAACTATAATTAGGAACTAATCTTAAACCAGTATGCTCTTCTATTTTCTGTTGCACCATTATTAAAAGAGTTTCCATTGCAGTATCTCCATAAATACTATAAGCATTTGGACATTGTTCATCATTTTCTACACCTAACAGAGACACGTGATCTTTGTTTACATATCCAGAGGAAGTCATTGTTTCAAATCCAAGTTTTTTTATAATAAGATAATTATATAAGAATAAACTTATTTCTTTAGGAAAAGCGTTTTCAATATATTTGTATTTTTTAAAATTCATACCTTTAAAAAAATATTATCATTTTTTATTTAAAAGTAAATATTAAAATTCTCCTAATTCCTTTTTTAGGATAAGTAACTCTGTGGTACAAATTTTCAAAGTAAACTGCAGTAAATTTAATAGCTGGTATTGAAGCTATTAATTTTTTTTTATTATCAAAAATATCTGTAGGGCAATCTTTATTATCATCTAAATATATTATTAATACTTTATGTTTTTTAGTATGATCTTTATGTATAACACCTTTTCTTATTTTATCAAAAAAAGTTAAGTTTACACAACACCTCATAATTTGATTATATTTTATTGAATGTTTTTTACAAAATTTGTGTAAAAAACTTAAAAACATTTCTGTAAAAACAGAATTATAAACAATTTCATCTCCTCTATCTTCAGGTCTTTTTATTGCAACATGGTATAAAAATTTTACACCATCTCCTTCAACACAATTATTATTTAAATACCATGAAAAGTTACCATTATTTAAAATATGAGTTTCAATATTTTCTTTATCTTCTTCTGATAAAAAATCATTATCTGTAATAATATTTTTCATTACGTAAAAGGATGTCCTAAATGCCAAGAAACTAAAGAGTATCTAGTACCCTTTTTTACAGGCGTTACTTTATGCCATACAAAAGAAGGAAAAACTACAATAGTTCCTCTTTGTTTTAATTCGGAACAAATTTGTTCATGTTTTTTCTTATCTCTTTCTTCAGGTGAATAATCTCTTGTATCAAAAACTAATTCACCCCCAGTATATTTTTTTTGATCTGTCAATTGACACACTACAGATAATTTTCTTGTTAAACCATAACAATCTAATATAGATGGATTTTTGTAAGTAGGAAATGCATCTTGGTGCCAGTCATAATGCTGTTCTTTATTATAAATGGTAAACTGCATAGACTCACTTGTACTCCAATGAAAATTCCATTCAGCATTTTTATTTGCTGCATTAATATAAGGAAATATTTCTTTATATATCCATTCGTCTTTCAACCAAACAATATTAGAATCTCTTGTTTTAAAATTATTTTTTTTAAAATTTTGTCCTGTTTTTCCTTGTTCTATTTTTTGGTTGAGAGAATGTTCAATAATAGAATCACATAAGTTATCATTAAGTGCTTTAGGAAAACTCCACCAGTAATATTTTAGATCCATAAAACAATTTAAAGTCTATCTTTTATAATTGAAACCTACATTTAAAATTAATGTTTCATCATCTGCTTCAATATAATATTTAGTATCACAATCCCATAAAATTACTTTCCTTTCTTCAAATGGAACTGACCAAAAAGATTCTTTTTCTCTATGGTTTTCGAATTCAAATACTACAGATCCTTTTCCTTTTAAAACAATTGCGCATTGATAATCTGGAGAATTTAGTAAATTAAAACTATTTAAATGTGATCTTAATTTAGTAAATTCATCTTTTTTTAAATGTGTGCCAAAATTATAAATGGGAGCTATTTGTCTTTTACCATCTAATTTTAAAAATTTATCTACTATAAAATCATTGCACCAAACATGTGTTCTATTATAGGATAAGGTAATATCTTTATAAAGATTAAATTTTATTTGTTTTTTTTCGTCTTCTAAAAATTGTTCTATTATTTCTTTAAAATTTAAATTATCTAAATTAGGTATGTGATCCCACCAAACATTGGAGGAGGTAAGATTTTGTATATTCATATATATTTATCAATTACTTTCTACCCAACTCGAAGTTTCAGATTGCCATAATAAAGTTGTATCTGCTTCAACATTGGAGACTGCTAACCATCTTAAATTATCTTCATCCCATCTTATCGAATAATTAGAATTAGTCAAGGTTGAATAACCAGGTTTTGAAACTGGAGCTTCCCAATCAGATAATGTTTCTGAATATAGCCATGAATTAAATGGTTTAGGAGGGATAAATTTATCTTTGTTTGAATCATAACTAAATCCTGCGGCTGCATAATTTCCTCTTAGAGCTTTTGTTTGATCATCTGATAAATCAGAAGTACCTGGATTGAAATGTTTATTATGAAAAGTGTTATAAGAAGTTTGTTTCCAATTAGCATGTCCATGTATAGATTCTAAAAATGCTCTTCCTTTTTCTTCAGAAAAAACATTATTTTCTAAACAATCTTTATCATTAACTCTTTGTACCTGAAGGACTATATTGTCCGTATCTAATTTTGCAAAATGTGCCATTATTGATATTGATATCTGATAATTACAACACCAGACCCTCCGTTTCCGCCTCTACCGTTCGAATCAACGTGCGCGCCACCGCCACCGCCACCTTGATTTCCTGAACCGTTTTGAGCATTTGTTCCACTACCGATTGGTGCAGCAGAACCGTTTCCGCCTCCACCAGATCCACCTCTACCGTAGTTATTAGATGAGTTGCTTCTTGGGTCAACTCCACCCCCTCCTCCACCACCTCTAGTGACGTTAGAACCTTGAATACTTGTTTGTGAACCACTACCACCGTTTCCAGCTCGTGATCTTGGAGAAGATGGAAATGCACTTTGACCTGCAGCTCCAGAACCACCACCGCCGCCACCTGCTCCTGTTGTGTTTTGACAAAAACCTGTACCACCTGAATTTCCTTGACCAGGTGTAGCGCCGCCACCAGATCCTCCAGGACCGGAACCAAAAAAAGCACTACCTCCACCACCGCCGCCGGAACCTCCGCTTCGACCAGTTTCTCCTGAGCTTCCATTAAGTGATCCACCACCGCCTCCGCCAGTGGAAGATAAACCTAGAGCTGAACTAGTGCCTCCATCAGATCCTCTACTTTCCATTCCTGAGCCACCACCGCCACCACCAATAGAAACGGGGTAAGCTTGTGCTGAAACAGATCGCCCTCCTGTAGGTGTGTTAGGAAAATCATTTCTTTGACCTCCGGCACCTCCGCCGCCAGCACGGTCTCCTCCTCCTCCGCCACCACCGGCTAAAATTAAATAACTTACAGTATTAGACCCAGCAGCATTTCCTGCTTGTGTAACAGTAAAAGTACCCGATCCTGTAAAGACATGAATTTTATCATCTCCACTTGTTGAAATAGTTCCTCCAGTAGCAGCAACAAAAACAGCATTTTCTGCTCCATAAAAATTAGTAAGAGATATTTGTCCAGAAGTAGGGACAGATGAATTAGATGGTACATCAGGTACTAGTCCTCCTCCTCTGTAATATTCAGATATAGCATGAGGAGCACTTCCTCCAAATTCATTTACAATGTCTGTAAAATTAATAGTTGGTCCTGATGGTACTGCCATTACTTATTTTCCTTAGTTAATTTTTCTACTTTATCAGATAATACTTTAACTGCTTCAATTAGTAAACATGTAAGTCTATCATATTTAACAGCTTTAATACCGTCTGGTCTTTGTGCAACTGCTTCAGGTAAAACTTTTTCTACCTCTTGTGCTATTACTCCAACATCTTTTTTTCTAACAAAATAGCCATCTTCACCACCTCTTTGATCAATATATTCTTTTTTCCAATCAAATAAAACTCCATTTAATTTTTTTAAAGCTTCTAATGAATCTGGTATATTTGTAATATTTTCTTTAAGGGCAACGTCTGAAGAATAAAAAGCAGTTACATCATTAGTTGCTCTTATCTCACCTGTAGTTCCTGAGGCTGCAGTTCCTACTCCAAAAGAATCAAATTGAACATCGTCTGTTGTTCCTACACCTAGTGAAACCCTTGCGGTATCTCCAGACTCAGCAACAAAATTAGTACCATCTCCTACAATAATGTTTCCGTTTGTGTTAGCCACATCTGCTATATCTTGTAAATTTTGCGTATTATTTATTACTTCAACAATATTAGTTCCATCAGAATAAAGTATTACACGAGTTTTTTCAGTTGCACCAAAAGTAAAACCTGTACCAGAAGTAGTTTTAACAGTTACCGTAAAAGCACCACTTGTAGCATTTTCTACAATATAAGTTTTTTCAATAGAGTCAGGAATTATTACATTGACGCTTGTAGTTATAGTTCCTGTTAATTTTAAAACTTGATTTTTACCATTAGATAAAACACCATTAGAAAACGTTAAAGTTGCCCCTGTTGTTGCATTTAATCCAACACCTGCATATCCACCAATTGCTTGTTCTAAAATAAGTAAATTGGTATTTGTAAATTGTCCCCAAGTACCTGAGTTTTCTCCGGTTGTTTGAACGGTTAATTTTAAACTAGCTGAAGTTGAGTTTGCCATATTTTAATTCCTTAATATTTTCATTATAATTACATTATTATCTAAATCAAGCCACTTCTTTCCAACCTGGAGGATCTATGGGTGCATTACCTGTAGGTACAGGGTTCCATATAACGGGTCCTACAACACTTCCTTCAGCCATTGTCATTTCAATTCCTGTTAATATAGCTAATGAATCTGGTGCTGTTGCAGTTCCTTCCTGCATAGTTAAACCAAAACCAGTTAAATCTATTAAAGTGTTAGCATCTAATACAGCTGTACCAAGAGCTGCTGTCATAGGTAAAGCTGTTGCAGTAACATTCGCATCTCCAGTAACTGTTGGAGCATTTTCTTGCATAGTCATTGCTTGACCAGTAACTGAAACATCTACATCAGCG